TGTAAATCTTGCTGTACCGTGACTGACTCTTACCTCATCTATACGTCCAGTAAAGAAGTCACCACCGACTGAACCATGACTAGAACCAATGTTTAGTGGTTTGGTGCTACCATAGTCTCTATTATCTGTATCTCCTCCTACTCCTGTAACTGAGGTACCATCCAAATATATCTTTGTAGTACCGTTGTAACGTGCTAGAGCAACGTGATGCCAAGTGTTGAGGGATAATGTACCTCCACTTAGATGTTCTGTAGTATCAGTACCAAATTTAAGTGTACCACCTGTCTGATATAATCTAGGAGCGACATCAGAATCAGATGTTCTGAAGTCAAAGATTGTAGAAGTTCCAGTGGTAGAAGTAGCATAAACAAATGCTTCTAAAGCAAAGTTTGCTGTACCGAAACCAAAATCTTCTTCAGTCTCAATACTAACAAAGTCACCAGTACCATCAAGTTCTAGTGACGAAGTTCCAAATTTCTTGATAGAAGTATCCAGTCTCGCGTCAGCTTGAGGTGTAAGAGTCTTACCTTCCTCTAGTGCTGTAGTAAACTGTCCTTCACCTTTTCCGTTAAGGTATATGTAAGAACCATCATTGGATGTGATAGCTCCATAACCTACCGCTTTCTTATATGTGACGTTACCAGATGTATTACCCCCTGAATGAGCAAAGGTAAATGTATCTGCTGTAGGTGCTCCTGTTACCTGATAGAAACCATCAGTAGCACTGCCCCCAACAAAGTCACAGTATACGCGGTCATTCGTAGATAAACCATGACTCGTCCTCGTAACTGTTACGACATTAGAAGATCTAGCATAAGTACCAGATCTAAACTGGTTCTCTAATTCATATATTTCTTCACTCGCATCGAAACTACCAGAGACACCTGATAGTTTTAATCTTACTGATCCAGTGCCATGCTTACCTGTAGCACCCTGTACACCCTTGATACCTTCGTTAGCGAAGTATATAAAGGAGTTCTGCCACTCACAACGAACACCGTTAGTTAAGAGTATACCAACTGAGTTGGGTACGATGAATGTTGCTTCGTTGAATAATACTGATGTCTCTAGTGTGTTTGCGTTAGCAATAGCACCATCTAGTTTAGCACCACGTCCTGCGTCCCCTGCATCGAATCCATAAGGGTCACTAGCAGATGTGGTTGATCCTTTGTTTAGGACTGTAACTCTCTGTACATAAGCACTTCTCTCTGAGTTCCAGTTGTTAGCAGCAACGAAGGCATAACCTGTGTCGTTACTACTGTTATAGAACATGTCCTTAACAGTCAGTTCTGATACAGTGGTGTCACCGTTCAATACAAAACAGTTAAGATCGTTTGTTGCTGTTGTTGGATATATCTGTGTCGCTCTTAATCCTGCTCCTCTAACTGCTACTCCATCTGGAACTGTTAGTGGAAATTCTTCTTGGTATTCACCAGCTGCTATGTTAACTGTATCTCCTGACTGAGCAGCGGCTAAAGCATATTTGATTGTAAGGAATGGAGTTGAAGAATGCTTACCTCTTGCTGCTCCTCCTGCTAATGTCGCAGAGTCTGTACCAACTTTAGCAACGAATAGATGATTACTAGGACCATTAGTAATATCAGACGCTAGCATAGACGCAGTAACACTAGCGGTGTTCGGAGCCGCGTTACCTATCTCTACGATAGAACCTGAATTGTTTACAAAGAGTTTTTTATCCGCGATATTAATCGCGACTTCCTTATCGACTAGATCACTTGTTGTCGGTGTCGAGTTGGGAGTTATCGAACTCTTTAGTTTGATCCTCGTTGCCATTTATAGCATTCTCTGATGATTGATCTTGTATACTATTTAACTGGGTTTGTAAGTCCAGTATCTTCGCTTCAAGCATAATGTTAGATAATGTCAGTTCAGAAACTTTACGTTGTAATGTGGAAATAATAATGTTTACGTTCATGGGTTTTCAGTGTTAGAAAACGCCTCCATCTAAAGTGTCTGACCATACAGGAACGCCTCCTGATGTTACAGTTAGAACTTGGAATGAAGTTGTTGCGTCAGTGCCTGTACCAGGTGATGCCATGTTAGCAGCAGCAGTTACGGCTAATGGATTTGTACCGTCACCATAAGGAATACCATACTGAGTAAAGGTTGAAACACCTGTACCACCATATTGTACTTCGAGGTCAGTATCTAGTTCTAGGTCACCAAGTACGACTGTACCACGGTTACCTGTTACACCGAAGACTGTACCAGTGTCTGTAGCATTCTCAATGAATGTCCAAGCACCAGCTCCATCAGCACCTCCAGTGCGATCATAACCAAAGAAACCAAACTGAGCAGCACTACCTGTGTGGTAGTGAACTTTAACACCTCTGTCTAGTCCGTCACTAGCATCTCTTACAGCAGTAATAGTCCCACCACTATCTATGTTACCAGTGATTGCCTGATCTAGAGTGATCGTTTTAGCACCTGTGTTAATAGAAGCAATGTTAGTTGAGTTTGCTATATTTGTTCCAGTGATATCATCACCAACATTTAATCCTACCACTCTGTCCACAGTAAGAACTGTAGCACCTGATGTAGCAGAAGCAGTCAATGTCAATACAGTTGTAGGATCTCCTAACTCGATTGTAGGATCGTTAACAGACATTGAAGCACTGTTAACTGTAGTTGTAGTACCATCAATCTGTAGGTCACCTTTAATAATAACTAAACCATCAGCATCACCACCAGCTGGGAATGGGTCAATGATCATCTCTGTACCAGAGGTAGTAGAGAGGACGTTGCCATCCATCTTTAACTGGTCAATAGTAAACTCACCAGTCTGGTTGATAGTACCAGAAACTGTTTGTGTACCATTGAATGTAACACCATTCTCAAATGTAGTTGTTGAGTTGACTGTTAATGTGTCAGTGTTAGCAGTACCGATGATAGCATCGTCATCAACATTTAAGTCTTTGATCCATGCCTTAGCACCAACTGCCAAACCACCTGATACCATCACAGCAGCAGTTGTGGAGTTGGACGCTGTAGTAGTGTCAGCAAATGTTACCTGAACACCTGTGTCATACTGCTGATCAGCACCAGCCCATCTTAGTTTGTCTGTAGTTGTCTCATCATAATATACACGTGCGTCATTTCCTGTACCGAACTTTAGGGGGATATCGTCCTGTATAAGAACTGAAGCAGCAGCGTTACCACCTGACACTCTTCTGACTTGTAAGTCACCGTCAGAGTCGTCCCAGACTAACTCAAGGTCTCCAGATGTACCGAACTCTACTTCCTGTCCATCTTGGAATACAACCTTACCAGTGCCATTAGCACCGATGATTAGGTCTGTGTCTGTTGTGCTTGTGTCAATTACGTTCGAGTTGATCTGAACGTCATCAACCAAGAGTTGATCTATCTTACTATTACTATCTACAATGATGGTTGAATCTGCTGTCAGTACGCCATGTACCTGATCCATCATGTCTGTATAATACTTACCACCTACAACCTGAGCAGCAGAATTGTTATCTCCAACAAATATTCTGTCTCCTAAGTTTGCCTGTGTTCCTGCACCTACGGTAAGAGCTAATTCACCAAATTCAATGGTACCTGGTGCTGCTGTTCCCGTACTTCTTTTGATCAGTAGCTTTGATGCCATTAGAATGTACCCCCGTTAATCGTTATGTTGTTTAATACTGTAGTTGGTATGAACTTAGCTATACTTTGTTTGTATACTAAAACACTACCGTCTTGTAAACCACCTGAGCTTGTATCAGTTAAGTCAACGTCAGCTAATGCACCAACGTTACCACCCCCACCGCCTGTGGCGACACGGGTTACTCTTGGAATTGACTGATCTCCAAATCTTAACCTAGCCATTAAAGTGTGACCCCCTCAAGTACGCTTACTGTTCCTTCTAACACTCTCGTCTTTAGACCAGAGGGAGAAGTTATTACGACATCATATACATACCGTCCAGCTTTCATTGCTGTAGTCTGAACCGCATTTAGTGAAAGTTGTACACGACCCGCTGTAACGGGTGTCATGACTGCTGCTGTAACTGTGACAGAAGAACTACTTGTATAATGCTTCTTGATCATTGATGCTACAGTATATCCAGTCATATCAAATTCTGTACCGTTATCATTCTCAACTGTGAAGTCAATATTGAAATCGGAACCTTGATATACGAGTAAGTTGGATACCGCAGATGCCATGGTATAAAATTTTCCCTAAAGAGTATTTATCTCAGAGTTATTTATTGCTTTTTTCCACTAGAACTTGAAGCATAGACTTGAGTTCCGTAATCTCATCTTTGAGATCTA